TCACTTCGGGTATGGCTGAATCCTGAATAGCTTGGTGTTTAGGCGCTTTTTTGCACGCTTATTCAGGAATCTGATGTAGCGATATTGATTAAATTTGTGTACCACGGCCCGCTCCTTATTAGCCCGCAAATACACGCCTCGTTGCCCTCCACGCTTAATCGCGTTCATCGTTATCTCGTGATACCACTCGCCGTCCAGCTCGTAGAACGTGCTTTCATGGCTGCCAATAAAATCAAAATTCGACGCCTGATATACCACGCCTGCACGTCCGCAACGTTCGTCTGCAAAGGACTGAACCCACTCCACTGACGGATACAGTAACCTGATGGTTTTCAGCGCGTAGCTGATGGCCCGTGATTCAGAGTTGCGGGGCATGTCATCGTGTAACCACATACGGTTCAGTTCCATATAGCCCCGGTTATCCGTTTCAAGCACGACCCGGCGCCCTGAGTTGGGGTTAAGGGCATATCCCCACTGAAGAACACCAACCAGATCACGTCCGCTGAATACGCCCAGATGCAGGTAGGAGTTATTCACAAAACGGCGGGAATAATGCTTTGTCTGAATGATTGTGCGGGCCAGCCAGCAGGATATGGTTTCAACACGCAGCTCCTTTGAACCATAGCCGACAATATGGCCTTCATACTCAATAACGCAGGGTTTTGTCAGAATGCGTGATTTCTTCTCTTTTCCCACAATACAGCTCCGTGGGATGCTCTTTGGCATTCGATATGACAATGTAACGTTTACAGCGAGGACATTTAATTTCTATATGCTTAAAACCTCCTTTAAACAGTAATTTATTGCAGTTTTTACAGCGAACAGAGTCCATGATTCCCCCTGTGTAATAACCAGACATGAGCGCCCGGAGGGCTGGGGGTATTTAATCACAACCGATGCAAACCGACGATCGATATGATGTTATCGATCGTCATAAACTATACAAACTGATTATTTAATCACCGACAGTTAACGCTCTCACCTCGTCGAGTATGGACAGCTGGGAAAGCTGCTCCTTCATTTCACGCTGGCGCTGATAAATCTCGTCATTGCGATCGACCTGTGCCTGCGCCATTGCTGTCGCCAGTTCTTCCAGTTCCTGTATCGACAGTTTCACCTGTTGATTATCGGCGTCACCCCACGTCATAACGTCGCATGCCATATCGGATTTTGATGCCATCACCACCGGATAAAGGCGAGCCAGTGAGTCGGGGCCAGCGTTCCAGATGTGGCCGTTCCATTCGAACGTGAACGGCTTCGCTTCCTGTTCTGTGCGCCACACCTCGATTTCCCGCTTTTTGGCATCTTTTGCCGCTGCGATAAGTTCCGGCGTGACGGTGAACGGGGCGATTTCGCCCCATTTGCCGCTCTGTAACTCTTCCCAGATGCGCTGGCCTGTCGGGGCGCTATCGTCCTGCATGGCGGTATACGGGACGAATTCCCTTTCACCTTCAAATAGCACCTCGCAGTCAACCGCACCATTTTCGAGATAATGCGCGTTTCTGATGCCTTTTACCGCTCTGATTTTCATGTTTTATTTCCTCGTTACTCGATGCGCACAAACAGGCAGATACGACCGCTTGTTCCGTAAGAGTCCCTGACCCCGGATAACGCCATATAACGCCCCGGAAAAGTGTACCCTGTTGCTCCTGCACTTGGTGTTGAACCGTAAGAGCCAGGCCCGGCAGAAGATATTGTGCACGAAAGATTAACTCCGCCCAGTTGTGACCCCTGCACCACATCACCCAGGCCAATTTTGATTTCTTTATCCCCGGAAGTTGTTCCGCGATAAACAGCCAGCACCGGAACACCCACTGCCGGGTATTTGAAATATGAGCCTGAGCCTGCTGTCCGGGACAGTAAGAACGCCAGCGAATCGCCGTCGTAAATGACAGGGCTTACTGTTGCATTCCAGTTGTTTCCACTCCAGCGGTAAGTCAGGCGATGAATACTGTGCTCACCTTCGTAATACTGGTTAAAACACAGCAGCATTTTGAATTTACGCGTTGTGTCTGATTCATCGTTATCAAAGGGCGACCACATCACATCAATGATGCCGTTAAATTTTGTGGTGCCTGCCAGTAGTGTGGAAGAGTCCGCAATGCTGACCGCATAACGCCCCGGCGTGGCCTCTTTCAGCCATTCAGCAAAATCGGCCTGTCCGTCAAATGTCAGGGCTTCGGTGCTGGCAAATGCCTGACCGAACCCATACATGCCGGACAGTGCCAGCCTGCCCGGTGTGCGGTCGCGGATATCGCTCTGGGGTTCCATCGTCGCAGCCGCTTTCAGCTCAAGCTCCGTGCGCATGGCTTCAGGTGTGTCCAGTGCCAGTAATGCGCGGGCTTTTTCTGACAGCTGCGCCAGTAAAATCCGGCCATCTGCGCTGAAATAAGGCAGCGTGTTTTCTTCCGGTGTTATCTGGCTGACAGCCGTTAACACATCATTAAGCGGCTGTTTACCTGCCAGTGCATTAGTGACCGTTGTCGCAAAGTTCGGGTCATTGCCCAGTGCCGCCGCCAGCTCGTTCAGTGTGTCGAGGGCTTCCGGTGATGAGCCAACCAGCGCAGCGAGCAGTTTGCGGACAAACTCCGCATTGGCTATTTCATTACCTGCTGCATCATCCGGCGGTGTTGGTGCTGTCGGAGTTCCGGTCAGTGCCGGACTTTTCAGTGGTGCGCGGGCTTCAATCAGTGCCCTGAGTGAAGCCTCATCAACCTTCAGGTTTTCCCAGCCAACCAGATAACCACCATCTGATGACACCGCGCAACGGTTATAATAAATATGACCATTAACACCGTAATAAATAATTATCTTATAGGCATACTCATCATTCGGGCTGGTTTTAGGTTGTGGCCAGATAATTTCAATAACACCGTTTGTCTGTATGCCAGGTACCACCACATTTGTGTCCGCAAATACGGTATAACGACCGGGTTTTGCTGTTTTTACCCACCTGAGAAAATCAGTCCCTGATTTAAATTCAGTTCTGTCGCTACTGGAAAATATTTTCCCGAAACCGAACATGCCAGGAATCGCCAGGCGGCCTTCGGTGCGGTCGTAAATATTCTCCTGCGCATCCTTTTGTGCTGCATTGCCCAGTTGTGGCGTCAGATTCGTCCAGGTGACCGGGGCGGAGATATTATCGCCACGAACGGTCATAAGAATCCGTCCGTCTTTTCCAAAGAACAGAACCAGCTTTGTTGCTGTCTGGCTGGTTTTGTCGCCCCAGCCATTATCCAGCCAGATAATTTCTGTTATCCCGGTGGTTTCTTCCGTTCGCGTGGAAAAGGTGTAATACCGTCCCGGGTGCAGGTTGTGAGCGGTTCTGGCTATATCCGCTATATTGCTGGCAATAATTGAACGTGCTCCGGCGTCCGTCATTCCGTAACCAAATGCACCAGGCAGCGCAACGCGACCTTCCGTGCTGTCGTAAAGGTCTGTCTGTATGTCCCTTACCGCTGCGCTTTTCAGCTCAAGCTCATTACGCATGGCTTCCACTGTGGCCTGTGCCAGCAGTGACCGGGCTTTTTCTGACAGCGGAGACAGTGAAGCATTCCCGTCCTGATTAAAGCACAGAAGATTATCTGCCCGTTCTTCCAGATTACTGATTGCGGTTAACACGTCACTGAGTGGTTGTTTACCCGCCAGCGCGTTCATGATTGTTGTCGCAAACTCCGGGTCATTGCCCAGCGCAGCTGCCAGCTCATTCAGCGTGTCCAGGGCATCCGGGGACGAGTCAACCAGTGCGGCAAGCAGTTTGCGGACAAATGCCGCGTTCGCGGTTTCCAGACCGACTGCATCGTCCGGTGGGGTTGGTGTGGTTGGCGTGCCGGTGAACGCCGGGCTGTCCAGTGGCGCTTTTGTTTTCGTCTCGTCCATGACGGTTTTGACAGCCTTTGGTGTGGCTGCCAGTTCCTCGCTGTCGTTGTCCGTGTCACTACAGAGTTGCACCAGGCCTTTTTGCGTCGTGCTGGCGCTGGTTCCTTTCAGGTCATCGACTATCCGTTGCGCCTCGTCCCTGTGCTGTTTCGCGTTCTGCTCGCTTTTTGCTGCCGCTTCTGCGCTGGCTTTTGCCTCGCCGGTCAGCGTTGCAGCTTCACCAAGTTTATCGACCGCTTTCTGGACTATCAGGTCGGCATCCTTGACGGCCTGCTCTGCGCGGGCGGCATTCTGGTTTGTTTCAGAGGCCAGCTTTTCAGCTTTCTGCACATTACCTGCAATTTCTTCTGCATCCTGCTGTATTTCCCCGGCGAGCGTTTCTGTATCCTGACGGGCCTGTTCAGCAGCGGTGGCGTGCTCTCCTGCTTTTTCTGCGCTTTGCTGCGCCTGTTGCGCCAGCTCTTCGAATTTCTTCAGGGCTTCCGGGCGCAGGTCAATATCGGTTGCGCCCAGAAAATCATTCAGCGAACCATCCGCTGAATCTTCATAAACGCGGATGACACCGATTTCTGAAAGGCGCTGTGTGCTTTGTGTCAGGCGAACGCTGTACACACCCGGCAGAACGGGGAAGTCATACTCCCCGTTCTGTGTGGTGACATGGCTGAAAACACTTTTCAGAATCCCTGCACGGTTGTGCAGGGAGGTCAGTGTAATGGTTGCGCCGCCCAGCGGTTCACCCGTGGGAGTTTTAATCACACCTTTAAGCTGCGGCATCGGGACGCTCCGGCCAGTTGATGGCGTTATATGAGGTTTTATCAGTGATGGTGCTGAAATCCAGCGCCTGCAGCGATTTCGCGTAAATGCGGTACGCTTTCAGTTTTTCCCTGTCTTCATCGCTGATTAATCCCAGCAGCAGGTCTTTTTCCCATTCGCTGGTCATGATGCTGACCTGTTTTAAGAGGGCATCACGCTCATCTTCCGCTTTAAGTTTGTAGTCGAAAACAAATTCATCATTGCGGTAAAACCAGTAACCCGGTGCGGTAATGCGGCGGTTAGCGGTAATATCAGGAATTTCAATAACACTGGCGTTACGGGGTTCAATACCTGTCACATCCTTACCAACCCACACCACGCGCCCGTCTCCGGTGTAAACCATTTTTATGGTGTCACTGGC